TCAAGAGGAATTACATATTTATATCTCCAGCGTTCATTTGTAGGATCATCAAAATCTGCAATCAAATCTCGAGTTTTCATAGCAAAACGCCATGGGTGCATTGTTAAGATATTTTTTAGTTCTTGGTCATAAAACCTGCTAGCTGATGCGTGATGTGGATTAGATTCTGGGTTTAATGACATTATTTGGGCGTTACCAAGCAATTCAAAAGCCATAGAAATAATCTGTGTTTTAGTTATTGCCATATTTTTTTTCCAAAAAATAGCCGCCCGAAGGCGGCTACGTCATTAAGCAGGGGCGGTTATCGCTGCGACAGTTACATTTGGGGTTACAGCTGTCACGCTGTAAAACCAAATTTCATCTGTGGCCACTATATAAATAACATCTCCTATCCGCAATTGGGTTGCGTAGTCGTTAAAATATGCACTAGCTGCTACAGTAGCAATCGCATCTGTAGCTGATATATAGCCCCAAATCTTAGGAACACCCTCACTCTCACCGCCAGAAATAGGCGCGAAATTTTTGTTATTAAACGTCATAATAAACCTCCTTAAGCTGTTTCATCGCAGTCAATTTTGACCACACCTTTGGGTAATACGTCAATTGCCCCTAAAATTACTTTCGGTATAATTAACCAAGATTGAGATCTGGCGTCCCAATCAGTAGTAACAGTAGGGTTCAATTTGTAGCCCATAGCCATAGCATCATAGTGATAAACAAAACAAGTTCTGATATCGCCTGTTTTAGGCACTCCGCCCTCGGTCATGTCACCAATCCAAATAAACTTGAATCCAAGATAAGAATCTATGGTGCCATTTACCAATACTCTGGTCGTATTGTAATCCGCGCTTGTAACATCAGAATCATTAAGTAAAGGTTTTTGCTGATTGGCGTGTGCTATGACGTATCTATCCTTCATGGGCACGTTTGCCTTATCAAGCAATAATTTTGCTTCGATAAGCTTCTCAACGCTCATATTCGTTCCACCGTCAACAATTTCATTTGTTGTGGTGGAGTCATTAAGAGCGTCAACAAGAATTTGATCTTCTACTCGAGAAATAGACGAAGCAGTTATCCGCGCATAATTCTGTCTTTCGCTAACGTTGACATTTGTTTGCTCGAAAATATCACTTGGTATAAGGGCCGTTTTCTCTTTAAATGTAATTATAGGACGAGTATATGTAGGTATTGTCGCTGCAATATTACTATGGTACGCCCCGCGGTCGTGCAGAACTATCTCACCAGCTACTGGTACTTTGTAAGAGTCGCCAATTAAACCTGTGTATACTTGTGTTGTGTTTGCTGTTTTGCGTTCGAGTTGTTGGTATTCATTCGTAAATGCGTCCCTAAACTCTTGAATCGCGATATCAATTAAAGCCATGATAAACCTCCAAAAATAAATTAAAAAATATTATTTCCTCTTAGAGTTAGCATGGCTTTAAGTCCACGGTCTCAAGAATGGAAAACACTAAATTTGAGCAATGCTCATATAAATGCTTTCGGTCAATCTATGGAAAGTTAGCGATAGACGGTCTTTCATAGAAAATTATCGAAATAAAAATCAAATTTCCGCCGCAGTGCGGCGGATTTTAAATGTTAAACCCCACCTGCAAAAGCTTTACCCCTTGCAATTGGATTAGGTTTTGCAAGTAATTCTGGATGTGCTTCCAGATATAATTCATGAACACTATTAGCGTATTCAGGATCACGCATTTTTTCTTTATCCGCCTGCATTTCTCTTGCTTTGATTTTTAAATCTTGCAAGTTTTTTTGTGTTTCAGCCGGAATTTGAGAAGGTATGCGTGACGAGCTAGATGCTTTTCTTATTATTTTATCGATGAACTTATAGTAGCTATAATCCTTAAGGTTATTCTTAAATTCTTGTATTTCAGCTTCCATTTGTTCATCAGACAATTTACTATCAAGAAAATTATTTTTATATAATATTGTTAAATTTTTAATATCTTCAACAGCATTAGGGCCTATTTTTTCCAATTCTTCTTGATAGTATTTTTTTAATGTTTCCTCATTTTCTTTAGTTAAATTTTTGTCATTATCAATATATATTCTCAGAACATCATTTACAAAATCTTGCGGAATATTATGTTTATGAGCTATTTTAGTAAAATTTTCTAATAGAGGATCCTTTGTATCTAAATTCCAATCCTTATATTCTTCGCCCAAAGACTCGGCGTTGATGGCATAAGACTCGGGGGCACCTTGTGCCGCTGCCCCCAATTTCTTACGTAATTCATTATAAGATTTCGCCTGAGCAGTGATGTCTTTGAATGTTTCGTGATTGAACCACTCGGGCTTTTCCCCATTTCCAGGAATCCCCTCAGCATATAACCAAGTGGATTGATTATCAGTAAAATCAGTAGAATCAGTAGCACCATTTTCTTCAGAATTATCCGTTGTATTAAATGCTTGAGCTGCTTCTTGTAAATTATCCACTATAAGATTCTCCATTATCTTCATGTTCAATTGTATAAATTAAGGCTCGAACAAAGTTTATGGTTCCTTGTCTGAGTTCATTAGAACCTTCCGGCGCACCAGGAACACATATAGGGTAAAAACTATAAATGCCTTTCATTAAATTTATAGCTTCTTTCCCTTCTGGGGTTCTAAAAATACTGCGCAATAGTTTTTTCAATCTCAAATCATCAACGCTTTCCTTCGCTGGTTGAGGTGGAACCGCAGGTTTTACAGGTTCTGGCGGTGGTGTTTTTTTAAGTGCCTTTTTAGGTATTTTTGTTATTTTTTTTACCATTGTTTTTCTCCTTATTTAAATTGCTCCTTCTGGGGCAGGTAACGGCTCTTGTGGGTATGGCGGCGTCGCTGATTGAGCTGCTTGTTGTTGTTGGAGTGCATTTTTTGCTACTTGTTTAAATAAAGCCTCAACCTCAGATTTTGGCTTTAGAAGAGACAAGTCAGCACCTAATTTTTCAGCTATATATCGTGGAAAATCAGATACTTCAACTACAAGCGGGGCTTGATCAGTAAATACACCAACCAACATTTGCCACATTTGCTGAGTATTATTCAAATCATCCCTATCTTGCAACGCAAGCAGAGGTGATTTATATTTAATTTGGACAGCGCGCGAATTATCAAGCTGTAAAGAATAAACTTTACCTTTAACGCGGATGTCTTCTATTAAACCTTTTTTATACAAAATACGAATGCATCTTTCAAAAATTGGAATAACCATTTCCTGAGTTAAACGACCAATTGCAACTGTATTTTTTCTTGAAAATTCTTGATATCTTAATGACATTTCTGTCGCTGAGCGGTTAGGTGTATCAGCTACATCACCCATCGGAGCAGCAAATAATGTTTTTTGAATAATTTCTCTTAATTGTTCAATTGTTAATTGGATAAATTGTGGATTACCTCCGACATCTAATGTTGCTATCTGATCCTTAATCGGCATAGACGCGTCCATACCTAAAACTGCTCCTGGTTCTATTCTAAGAGTAGATGGATTGAGACTTACAGTAGACATCGCCATTATTATTGGTGCCACGTGGAACTTTGCAGATTCTAATTCATATTCAGCTATCTTATTTAATACTTTAATAAAAGGTAATACTTGTAAGATTGGGCCTGAGCCGTATGTTTCGCGCGGTGATTTAGAGTATCTAAAAGCTATATACGGATTATAATCTCGCCATTCATAGAATAGATCAGATTTAGATTCATATTCTTGCAAATAATGAAAGTATTTTTTATCGCCAGAAACGTTCGGATAATATATAACTCCTTCAATTAATTGTATTTTTTGCCCTCCGTCAGCCTCTAATCTGCGCTCTAGTTCTTTGGTTAATTTAGCTGCTGGCCATTGTCTAGTAATAAGCCTGATTGGAATATTCCTTTCCTGCCAAAAAGAATCAATAGAACCATTAGCCCCCTCTTCAACTGCAATATAACTTAGAGGGACAGAAACAAATTGTAATGGGCATTCTCCAAGTCGCTCGTCTCCTTCGTTTATTAATAAAACACCAGTTGATATTGCCATATCTTGACAAGATTCATTTAAAGCATTGGACAAATTTGAATCATTTATGTATTGAAAAATACGTGCAGTTTGACTTTGTAAATTTTCATTTACTGATTGTTTTTCATCATCATCTAATTTTTCAGTATCACTTGATTCTTCACTTAATTGCAACTCAGCCCATCTTTTAAATGGTGGCATCAATAAACTTTGCACATTGTTTACAAATTCATTAACCGCAACGCCAGCGGTACCATCAAAAATATCGTTAAAACGACTTTCTCCTTCCGTTGCTGAATAAAAATCATTACGTAAAGGGAATGTATATTTATATGCCTCTGATAGCTGTTGTCGCCATGTTTCAGCATATTGCTGCGCGTCCTGATAACGTTTATGTCTAGTTTCCTGATCTTCCGGAAAGTTCTGTTTTGTATTAACCATATTTATCCCAAAGTTTCAGTGCCACCAGTGGTCGGTTGTGCACCTAATGCCCCCATTCTTCTAGCTTTCATCATTTCCAAGCGTTTTTTTTCTTCTTCTTTCAGCCTCTCTTTTTCGGCCTCCTCTTGACGTTTTTTTTCTTCTTCAGCTTCTGCCCTTGCTTTTTCTGCTTCTTTTGCAGCTTCGCTATCTCCACCACCCATGTTTATTTCTCCTCTACATAAATAATATTTTGCCTATATTTGCCAGTGCGACCCATATATGACAATTTTTTGTACAACTGATAAGGCGTAATAGTCCCTTTTAGGTTGCACCCCAACATATATTGTGCAATAGCCGCACAACTCATAAATAACGGCCTTGATTTTGAAAGCGCATTGATATCAACTGTTACCTCCAAAGTCTTAGTTACTTTGTCCAAAAATGGACGAGGAACTAAGGGAATAATGTCAGCCCATAACAATTTTCGTCCAGGATTGATCCAGCAACAAATGCCGCTAACCCATTCAGTGAAAACAGTGCTACAACCAGATATTGGTCGATGAATTGATACATGTGTAAAACCTTTTTTTAAAAAACGTTTCCACCATGTATTTGGCATGTCTTCAAAAGAAATTAAAAAAGTTACGGGCTGATACATTATTTTTCGCCACTTTTTAAAACTTTATTTGCTTTCGCATGAATACGTTGCATGGCTGATCTTGAAAGCTTCCCCTTTTTATGCATTTGGGTAGCGCGAGCCTTTGCATTGGCTGCATGTTTGCGATCGTTGATGGGATAACCGTTTTTGCTAGGAAGCGCAAAAGCGTATTTAGGCAGTTTTTTACGCTGCGCAGTGGTTAGAACAGCCATGCATTACCTCTCTTTGTTTATCTATAAATAATCTAAGCTTTATGTATATTTTTTTATGGATTATTAATCCATGTCTTCCGTTAGTTCAGCGTATTCTAAGTAATTTGATATTAATTTATGGTTATATTTCTCTTTATCTTCATAAGAATCAAAGACAAAAGCGATATTTCCATCGTCTTGTTGTATTTCTTGCATAGTCCATTACACGTTTATTATTATTAAGTTTATATTGTCACTGTCTTGAGCTTCTGAAATTTTTAATTCAACATCAGAATCAAGCCTTAAACAATCTCTAATCAAATAAGATTGCTTAATATTTAACTCTTTAAGTTCTTTCGTCCAATCTTGTATATTTTTTTTAATAGTATCCAAATTTCGGGACATTGGTCACCCTGCTAGTGAAATCATCAAGATATACTTTCCCAGCCTCGTTTGTTGTAAATAACCTTGGATATTTCCAATAACCGGTACGTTGGCGTAAACTTTGCTCAAAATGATTTTGTTCGCGCCACGTGGCTATAATGGCTGTGCCGATATAGATGGAAATGAATTGAGTTAACCACTCGCTAAGTTCATTATCCGTTGTTATTTTGATTCTTACGTCAGCTATTCCGCCCTTATTGTTCTTATTCAAGAACGAAAGGAAAGGCAGTATAATCTCTGCATATTTTGATATTTTCATTGTTTTTGTTATTTTATTTAATTAAATTTAAAGCCAAGGAGCATTTAAAAAAGCTATAACTTCATCTGTTAACGATGCAGTTTTATCCATTATTTGAATCTTCCAGTGTTTCAATTTCTTCTGCAAGAAATATTTCCGCCTCTGCTGGTGTTATTTCTATTTGCAGCATATCTTTATCTGCTTTAGAATCAAAAGCCCCTTGTTTACAGCCAAAATTATTACCATCAACTTCTGTATGCAGTTCATCGCATATTGTTATATTCGATGAAACATTATTTGATGAAAAGCCCTCCTTACGTAAAATAGTTCTATCAATTATGGTCTGAACTGAATAATTTACGCAATGTTTGCACTGAAACGGCCTGCCATTTATATAATATAGTCTACTCATCTAATAAAACGCCCCCGAGTTCTTTCGTAAGTTTTTCTATAAATTCAGGAAGTTCTTTTATTCCCTCTTCTAACGCTTCTTGCATCTCGGGGGGCAAAACGTTTAATAAGCTTAAGTATACCTGTATAATTCTATCTTTCGGCTGAAAGCCCATACATGCGTGGTGTTTAGCTTCTACATCGAACCATTGAGTCTCGAAATATTCCATAAGTTCACATGTACCGTGGTAATCGTCATCGTCAGATTTGAGATAAAAACGACAGTCAGCACATGTATATTTAAGGTGATTCATGCTCGATACCTCTTAACATAATGTCGATCATTCTAGTCGTTATTGGTTTCCATCCTAAACTTATGTATATCACATACTATCTTTAATTTTTCTTCACTAATTTTACTCATCGGCTTTGCCCTCTTCTTTTTTATTATATAGTGAGCTTATATATCCGATTGATGGTATTGTATCATTAAAATTTTTTTCGACAATATCAGCTAATCTTTCTGTCGCGCGCTTATGTAGTAGCTCAAAAAGTGGTGACTTCTCTTGTGCCCCCAAATTCTTACAAATATATCCAATAACCTTTTGTTCTTGTTCGCAAAGATCCAAAAAAGGACTGTCTGAAAAATCAATATTATATTCTTTATCTTCATTGTGATTTTTGCATTCAAACGAAAATAAAAATTCAATATCTTTATTTTCCGAATGCGTGGCTTGACCGTATTCTACTGACATAGCGTTATCCCTCATATTTAATATTTTAAATATCGTCACACAGTTCTAATTTCTTTGAGGCGTCCTGCCTCACTCTGCGACGTGCTTTTTGATCCTTAATTATCTTTGATATTTGATAATAAAGTACGCTAAACAGTATAATATTTTCCACAGCAAATAGCAATCTAAATATAAACATCATTCTTTCTTTTTCTTCTTTCTCGAGAAAATAGATAAGACGGCAAATAATGCATGGCATATCTTTTTAATTAATGATTTCTTCATTTTTTTAACCTATTTCTTGATACGCGATAATCTTAGTTTAAACTTATCACTCATTTATTTTCCTTTTTATTATCTTTAACTTCAGTCAGTGTTATATTCAGCCAAAATAATTTTAATTCTCTCAACTCAGTTATAACTGAGTTCCAGTATTCAGCTGTATATCCTAATTCCTTGGCAATATATTCTAATAGTTCTAACTCAACTTGATATTGATCTTCAATATTTCTATTCTTAAAACTCCTAGCAGTTTTTCTTATATTTACGTCGCCCCAGTCTTTTGATATTCTATTCTCTAATCCTTCCTTCGCTAGCTCGAATAAAATTTCAACATCTTCGGTGCAAAACGGCTCGCAGTATTCCATTACTCTTTTCCTTTTTATTATTATGATTTGGTTATTTTTTCTATTTGTTCCCGTAATTTTTCTTGATCTTCTCGAACGCTTTTAACTTCATCTGAGTTTATCTTTAAAGCTATATTTCCCGTCAACGAGCTGAGCTGTGCGGA